TTCTTTGCATTATAGAGCCGTCATTAATCTCACCAACAGGGTCCACTGGTGGTGCAAGAGAACCAATTCCTCTTGCTGCCGGGCCTGCCACTGGTGGCGCAACCTGTTGGCCTTGCTGCAGCAAAAGGTCACGTATCGCAGCGTCATCAGGGGAAATAGGCATAGACTCTCTGTCGCCCATTGGAGGCGGAGTTGGGAACCCTGCAGGCAAGTTGTCATTGGCATACGACATGCCAATTAGTGCGCCAGTATTAGGGTCGTAAACTGGAGTGCCTTGTGGAGGCATAGACTCTCCTCGTGCGGCTTGGGCTTGAGCGTCTGCTCGGGCTTGTGCATCTGCTATGGCTTGTGCTTGCTGATATTCGGGCGTCTGTGCGGCTCGGGCTTCCGCAGCCGCTTGAGCTTCCCTCCCAAGAAGGCCTGCCATAGCCTGTGCCTCTGCTTGCGCGTCTGCTTGCTCCTGAGACAAAGTAGAACCGCCGTCGGCGTAGCCCACAGGACCACCTGCAGCTAATTGTTGTGGTGGCATTCCCTGAGGAGGCATCATAGGTGGCATTCCTTGTGGAGGCATAGGTGGCATTCCTTGTGGAGGCATTCCCTGCGGGGGCATCATAGCGGGCATTCCCTGAGGAGGCATCATAGGCTCAGCTTGTTGGCCAAGAATAGGCTGCAATAACGCAAGAACACCCTCTGGCGTTTCTTCTGCTTCACGGAAACCAACCAAATCTGATAATTCCTCGCGTCTAGCGTCTATAGAACGCATGTCGCCGCGTAGGTTATTCATCAAAATCTCAGGAGAGTCCGGTGAGCGCTCCATAGTGCGGGCCATGTCGGCCTCGTCGCCCTCTTTCATTCCTTCCATTTCTTCGGCAGACAATTCTTCAAGGAGGCCTTCTAGGTCGTCCATAAACCCTGACATTATGCCAACATTTTCGACCTGATCCTCGTCAACCATTTGAATACTATTTTTCATGTCGCCCACCTTAGAATAATCCTGCTTTGGCTGCACCGGCAGCCGTTGATACTGCGCCAACACCCAGACCCACAGCCGTCTGTAAAGGTCCTGCGCTAGGGCTTGTTTCAGAGGTCAAAGCCATTTGCGTAGTTGGGGCGCCACGGAAGATGTCAGAAACAAAGCCCAACTGCTGATAAGGAGCCATTGTTTCTTGCATTTCTGTCGCGCGCATCGCGTCTAGTTGAGCCTGTGCATTTTGCTGCTCAATAGCACCAAGATCACTAAGCATACTTACGTCTGAAGCGCCTAATTGTTGAGTTGCCTGTCCAAGCGCACCCATTTGACCGCCTAACGAGCCTATTTGACCACCTAACGAGCCTAAAGTGCTTGCTTTCTGGAGGTCTACACCCGCTTGTTGAGCAGCTAGGGAACCGATACCTTGGCCAAGAGACCCATATAGGCCCGCGCGTTGACCTGCGATATTTGCCTGTTGGGCCGCTATTTGAGCAGGTAATAGGCCTAAATTAGCTTGCTGAGACCCAAGTTGGCCCACTAAACCAACGCCTGATTGGCCGATCTGAGCCTGCTGTAGGGCCTGCTGCCCATATAAACCGCCAATTCCCTGTAGAGCACCACTTTGCTGTAGTGCTTGTTGGACTTGCGTCTGTTGAAGGTTAGCCAGTTGATTTGCAGCATTTGCTTCAAATCCACCCACCTGTAACTGCCTGCCTTGCTGCGCCTCAAAGGCGTTCATCGCCGCATTTTGCGCTTGCCCGTAGTTCTGGGCGTAATCCTGCATGATTTTCTGACCCATCAGGTCCTGAACACCGCGCTCAAATTCAGCACGTTGAACACCCTCACGAGTGCCGCCAAAAGCACCTGCGCCAATTGCTTGAGCGGCCTGTCCTTGTTCCGCGATGCTCGCCTGACGGCGCATTTCCTGAAGGCTATTTTGTGTAACTGCCTCTTGATATGGGTTCATAAACCCATAAAAAGAACCCGGATCATAGCTCTGAGCAGCTCCACCGGCAATCTGCCTTGCCCCTCCAAGTATTTCAGCCGAAACGCCGAAATCGGAAGGCCTTGCCGCCATCGCAGCCTGCTCTGCAGCGTTTAAAGTGCCTAAAGATTGACGTATATCGCCCTGTAAATAACTTCCGGCAAGGTCGCCTGCTCTTGCAACGCGGCCTGTGCCTGCCCCAACGTCTTGCAGCCCTGCTCCGGCTAACTCTGAATAAGCGCCTAACTGATCAGTGACATTGATACCCTGACCAAGGATGTTTTGAGCCGACTGGAACTGTGGGGTGACGTTTATAGCGCCCGCTGCTCGAGCACCTTGCGAAGTGAGGTCCATCCCCTGCGTAAGGGCTTGAGAGGCTCCTTGAATATATGGCTCATACGCGCCAATCCCCTGCTTTGCAAGGTCTGTAGCCTGAAGTTGGCTCTGCGACAGGCCTGCTGCTTCTACTGCAGGGAGGACCATCGGCGTATTGTAGAGCTTATTAGCTTGCTCAATGAGGCCTAGTTTGTAGGCCTCAATTTCGGGAGCCTCTCGGACTATCGAGCCGGTGTAGGTAATATCATCAGCCATTCGAGCGGCCTCCCTCAAGTTTCTTCATTAAAGCGTACATACGCTTAGCGCCTTTGCGCCTTGATCCGTCGCCCATGTTTCTTACTGATTTAGCAGTGAATACAAACTCACCATCGCTCAACATCGCAGGTATGTCGTCTGAAGTGCCAGTGCCGGGGCCACTAATATGGCCATTTTTACGTGGATATTCCGCCGAACCGCCGTCAGCGGCGGTCATCGGATTAGCGTATGTTGGAGGAGGCGGAGGGGGCGCATACATGTACTGGTAGGGGTCGTAAGCATAGCTTGTGCGAACACCGCCAAAATCTAAACCGTACTTCTCCGGCTGTTCTGCAAGTAATCTTGCGCCGCCGCTTTGCCCTGCTGCCATTTCTTCAAAACCGGCAGGTACTGTTGCAGGCTGCGGATCAAACCCGCCTGTTGCAGCCATGATTCCTGCTCCAGTCGCCAGTAGAGGGCCATATTGGCCTAGAAAACCTTCTGCTCCGGCCGCTTTTCGCGCTGCAGGGGAAAGATTAGTTGCAATGTTTCTTAGGCCTTCGCCTATGCCTACGTCATTCGGGACAAGGGTGTCGTAGACACTTCGCATAAGGCCCGGCGTTTCTGTGGCGGCTGTCTTAGCTACATTAGCTGCGGCGTTTGTTGGAATGCTGCCTATACCTAAATTCATTGCCTCAACTTCAGCGCCTGAAAGAGGAGTAAAACCGGTGCTTGGCGTACTGCCCGCAACGCCCGTTCCGGTAGCATTTGCTGCGAAAGGGTCGCCAATGGGGGTGGTTTGAGCAGAGCTCTCCAGTAAGTTCACTGGCTCAGAAACAGGAGCAGGCTGTGGAGCGCCAAAAACGCTTTCTTTTGCCTTAGCTAACTGGCCACCTATTGTAGTAGGACCAGTGTAGCTGCCTGCTTGGAAGGCTTCCGTCCCACCAAACACACCCGCTCCGGCACCGCCGACTAATCCGCCAATAGCACCCGCTTTTAGTGCGTCCTTTAGGTTGCCACCGGCAACCAAAGTAGAGCCTGCGCTGCCTACAAAACCCGAAACAGCCGCTACGCCTACTGTAGAGCTTACGCCCAAGGTGGCCGCTGCTGCAGGTCCGAGGACAAAGGCAAGCGACAAAGTAGTAACGATTCTACCCACTTTACTCTTGGCAAACTTTTTAACTGCCTTTCCAACCTTTTTAACGGCGCCTTTTACTTTTTTCCATGCTTTTGAAAGGAAACCAAACTCGGGGAGTCCAGTAACGGGGTTTATTGTGCCTGCTCCGCCTCTACTCTTTAAAAGCTGCGCCTCTGACGGCGTAATGTGGGCAAGCATTGTGTCCCCGCCACGGCCTTGCTCTGCAATAGCTGCAGCTATTGGGCGAAGAGACGCAATACCGCCTTTAGCGAAATTCTGAGGAGCCATTCTGGGGTTACCAGAGGTCTCGCGTATTTCGTCTACGGCTAGATTTAACGCTCCGAAGAACTCAGGATCAAAGGTAGGAGGAAGAAAATCTTCAGGGATACCGTCACTTAAAAATTGTTGACGTAATGCTGCGTAATTTTCTGGGGATTCCAGAATGGCATCAACCACTTGATTAAGGGAGTCTAAAAGCTCAGGAGGAAGGTTAAGGTCGCGTAGTTCCGACTTAAATTCAGCGACCGCCATAGGGTCTGCTTCTGCTGCTGAACTCAGCACCTCAGAATTAAACTCTGAAACAGGCATTTCCTGCCTCATCCGCTCGAATGCGGCAAGGTTTTCTGGGGTCATCTGCTCGGGGGACTGTAAGGGTGCCGCAGCTCCCTGCATCGCTTCTGCCATGATCTTTTCCTTAATTTTTTAAGTAGGACCACACAGGGTCGCGCGCCTGAAGCGCGAAATTACTGCTGATTATCAAGCAATTATTAGTCCCTGTCCACTTCAAGATAAGACAGGTAAAAAGTCACATCGGCTCGTGTTGAAGTAAGCTTTAAGACGTTACCTTCTTCTAAAATGCATGGAACACCTGCAAACACGTCAACGCTTGCACTGTGCGCTAATCCTTGCTCATGGTACAAATAGCCTACTGCACCGCCCGATGTCTCGTACTGGCTTACCGTAATATCCGACTGGTTACCAGAGGCATTGGTCACCCGCAGGGACTTAATAATTGCTGTATTTGCAGCAGGGACCGTGTAAATCGTTGTCTCGGTCGCCGCTGCAGGGATAAGTCTCTGATGAAAATATTTATCTGCCATTTATTTCCCCTCGAACCATGCCCGAGCGTTGCTTTTGCTCTGTGTGACTATCGGCGTGTAACTGCTGTTTAACTGCAGAATAATCTGTTCTAGCGAACGCACCAACTGGTCAAATTGCTGCGGGCTGTACTCACCCGTGGCGGCGTTAGGTAGACGGACGTTTCCTATCTTACTCATCGCAGGCCATCCGGTTGAATGTCAACGCGCATTGTGCCGTAGCGCCAGTTTGTATCCACCTCGTCACTGGTAATCTTAAGCGAAATCTGTCGCCCGCGAGCTCGTGTGTCGACTTTCTCTGTCGTCGGCGTAATAACGTAAGGGTCCAAAGAACTGGGACTAGCCGTGGCCTGTGGGTAAGGACGAAGTAACAGGTTGACCGTGAGATTACCCTCTTGGTTTTTAAAGTCAGGGATAAAGCGCCTCATCAAGAGCATGTTGTCGCCGTCGCCAATATCAAAGTAACCAGAGTCGATAAAGGCCGTGACTGCGCTGCCATCTGCCTGATTAACCCCGTCTTCGTGGTTATATATCAAGCTGCGACCGGCAGTAAGTCCGTAAATAGTAGAAAGAGTGTCTTCAGTGCTTTCAGGAAAATACTCTGAGGCAGTGGGTTTTTGGAAAGACCCTACATCCTGCCAAGAGGTGCGCGCTAACGAGCCTTCAGACCAGACATTTTCAAGGTAGTTAAAGGTCACACACCGGTCAATATAATCCGAGGTGAAGCTGCAGTAAAACCACGTTACTTCGTTAAAGTCTGAGTTAAGCGCAGCAAAAACCTTATCCTCTTGCACCAGATTTATGTCGTCGAAAACATAGTCCTGAACCGTGCAAGGAAGCTTTTTCACCGTACCGTCAAAGACGTAGAACGCTTCGTGGCCCATCCAGAAAGCTAAGCCGTTAACTTCTATCGCAGAGTTTGGACCTAAGGCGCCACAGTTGCTGCCTAGTTGTTGAAAACCAAACGTGTACGGAGGACCAATGTACTGCATGCCGTGAAGCGACGTGTCGGTGAATATTAGTATTTGTCCGCGCGACCTAACCGCCGTCTGTATTCTGTTACCGTCGGACAGGCGTTGGCCACCGGCCGTGTTGGTTACAGACTCAGTAAAGGTGTTGATGTCTTCTTGGTCCGAGAATCGTACAAATAGAGGGTCTTGTGTAGAGGCGTCCCCTATTGTGGTTTCAGTTCCGAGGGCAATTAAGTGCCTGTCCGGACTAGACACAAGCATGTAGCTGTTCTTAGTCGGTGCGCCAGAGACTAATGCAGCGCGAGTATCTACGCCGTTTTCTGGATTCCACTGGTACAGTTCCCCGTCCACAAGCTGCATGAGCAACACTTGGCCGAAGTTATCAAAATGCCAAATACGCGCGTTAAGTGTTGCAACCTGCACTTGAGTTCGTGGGGTGCCCCATGTGCTAGTGCCCCATGTGCCTGTTCCAAAGCCGTAGTCAAAGTAGCTAACGTCTGATCCCACGTTGATCTGGTAAGATCCTACCACTGAGGCGCCACCATTACCCGTATCTGATCCGTCTGCATTGACAGGCGCAGTGATTGTATAAGTGCTTGAGTTAGTTACCTCGGTTATTTCCCACTCGGAGTTGAGAATGTCAGCGGTAATTTGCCCGCCTAAACTTACCGCGCCACTAAAGGTAACAAAATCACCTTGCACTGCTCCGTGGTCGGTATCTGTCACGGTTATTACAGGAGAGCCTGTAGAAGCGGCAAACGTCACGTCACCGGCAGCGGTTATACCTCGCAAAGGGGTAATATCGTACCAAGCGCCTCCTACGCTTACGTAGATTTTGCGGTTCGTGCCGACGGCAAGGTAAGGAGTTCCTGAAAGGTTATTCCAAGAAAACGTAAAACTACCAAAGCCTACGAGGTAATCTGCAACGCCATTAAAGTAGGTCCAACCACCGATTTTTTCGGGCAATCCATAGCGAAAACGGATGTTGTCGCCATCCGTCCACCCGCCTTCAGCACCGTATTCGGTGTTCTGTTTGTCAATGCCGGGCGCTAGTGTAAGTTTGAAAAAAGCCATCAGTAAGTCCACATAACAAGGGTGCTTTGGCGGGTATCAACGTGTACGAAGGTCTTAGCTACTCCAATACCGTTAAAGCCCAATTCTAACGCATGTTTAACAATTAATGCGCGCTGTGCCCCGTTAGTTACCCTTATATCGGCGGCTATGCCTTGAGCGTGCGTACCGGGCTTTGTCTTACGTGCTTCTTCTGGATGTGTCGCGTCGCGGTACCCACTGGTTATAACAAACGGAAAACCGCACAGGCCGCGCAATTCATCGAGTTTAAGTACAAAGTCCTCTTCAATGAGGTTCTTGCCTGTATGCGTGCAGGCAAACTCACCAAACGAGAAGTACGTAAACTCCCCCACTAGTCGCAAAGCTCGGCTAACTCTTTCCAGTCTTGTGCAGTCCAGTTGGAGGTATCCACAGAAGAGGGCAATTCTACGGTAATACCCGCGACGTTTGCACCTAGTAACCCACCGGCAGCATTAGTGCTACCTTTTAGACACGCCATAGCGTTATCTTCAGGGGTAATTTCTAGGCTATTTAACTGCGTACAAGCAGATAGGGGTAAAAGTAGTAGTAAAAGTACCCTCATGAGAACCATCCTTTAATAGATTGAAACATGCGTACTGGGTAATAAAGCGCCCCAGACCTAAATCTGCCAAGCCCTAACACACTCATAGCCTCACGAAACACCTTATCAGCCTGTTTCTGATTGCGGCAAATACCGTCGCCGTGCGTGCATAAATAGTCGTGGACTACAGCAGCTTTGCGATTCTTAGCATTGGCTACAGGGACTACCCACCGGAATATTCTGGGTACGCTTGCCAGATCAGTCTTATACCCCGCAGGCACAGTAACGGCACGCCCAAGAATATCGCTGTGGTATATAAGAGGAGCGTGCAGTTCCCAACCCCCATCGACCGCTTGCGCCACTAGTGGCGTAGTGAAGTGACTCACTAGGGTTTTCCCCAGAAGTCAAAGTAAGACCCGGCAGCCGTACCGGCAATAATAAAGCCCAAAAGCATGGAAGTTATTATCTGTACTGCTGTCTTGCTCGCTGTACGTTTAACTGCCCGCCAAGAGTCAAGCAATGACCGTATCTCATGCACATCGTGCATTGCGCCGTCGTCGTGTAAACCCACGTCACGTAAGGCTTTTTTAGCCCCCGCTTCCGCAGCGCGTTGAATCATTGCTTCTATCTCTAGGTCGTTCATAACGGTACTCCACTACTGCAATTATGCGGCGTCTTCTTCTCGCTCAATGCGCGGATCAACCCAATCAGGGCATAACTCCCAAGCACCGTTGACGTGATTGTACTTGCAGCCGTACCAATCTTCTGGCTCAGTAACGCCTTCGATAAGAGTAGAGTTACCAGAGTTCATGTCGCCAATGATGAAGTCCAAGTTAGCAGGGTCGCCCACTTCGATGTGGTCTGCTGTGATGTTTAGCTGCTTGTCGTCTTCAAAGAGGTACTTGGAGCAGTTCATGTCGCATATAATAGTTTTCATGATTATCCTTCCAATAGGATTGAGGTTGATGATAAACCCCTGCCCGCAGGGACAGAAGTGACGGAGCCTACTCCGGTTGAGTATTGATTTACACTATCCGCAGCGCTGCCAACAATGAACATTTTATTACCCGTGGTGTTAAAGCTCATGGCTTGTGGTGAAGTGCTGTTGGCAGCTACGGAAAAGCTACTAGCAAAAGATGCGGTAGAGAGGTCGAAGCCGGTAGACAAATCGTAGCTATTAACATTATCTGCGACATTCCCAACAACAAACATTTTAGTTCCGTCAGTGTTAAAGGTCATTCCGGTTGGGCCTGTTTCTTGCGAGGCTACGGAAAAGTTTTGAGTGTAGCTTGCACTAGAGACATCAAAGCCCGCCGATAGGGCGTACTCAAGTATATCTTGCCCATTCCCCCCAACGATGAACATTTTAGTTCCATCGGTGTTAAACGCTATATCTATGGGGTTTGTTTCTTGGGGTGCTACTGAAAAACTATCAATAAAAGTGACTGTTGAGCCAAGGTCAAAGCCCGTAGACAATGTGTACTCGTTTACGTCGTCCCCGTTGCTACCGACAACAAACATTTTAGTTCCATCGGTGTTAAAGGCGACACCCATAGGGGCTGTTTCTTGTGCAGATACTGAAAAGTTCTGCGTGAAGCTTGCGGTAGATACGTCAAAACCAGTAGTCAGAGCGTACTCATTTATATCTTGTCCCACTTGCCCAGAAACAAACATTTTAGTTCCATCGGTGTTAAACGCTAAGCCTGTTGGAATTGCTTCTTGTGCATTGACAGAAAAACCTTGAACGTAGGTAGCCCCCGCAATTACATACGGTCCAGAAACCGTAGGTGAACTTATAGACCCATCAGCCTGAACGTAGTAGTCCGCCCCCACCGTTAGCCCGCTCAGCTTCTCACTAACCCCACCCTGCACAATCACTGCGCCTGTGGCTGTATCGGCTATGGCTTGGTCTGTTATGCCTATGAAGTCGGTGTAGTTAGAATCCGCAGCACGTTCTACTTGGTACGAGAAACCTATAGCGTCAAAGGTAGAGTCTTCTATGTAAGTAAAAAAGCTGCGTTTAGCTACCGCGTCATATGTGCCTGCGTATCCGGCATCTTGAGTGCCATTTCTTTGTACGTTAGAAACATTAGTAACAGCGGAAAAACTTGGTGTAGTACCACTTATACTTATTTCTACTAGGTTCTGAGTTCTTGGAGTTACTTGATTATCTTCAAAAAGCACTACGACTTTATTTGCGATAGGATCGTAAACTGGTTGGATTCCAGTATCCATTTGTATTGTTGAAAAAGTTTCAGCACCGAAATCAACCCCGTTACCTGCGGGGTAAGCGACAACAGCGGTTAAAACATCTCCCGTCCCTTTATAGACTATTAGACATTTTTGTAATGAAGAAACATAAACAATTTCCGGCCTAGAAACGGTTGTGGAAAATTGATCTTCTCCGCTATAACTTATTGACCCACTGGAAACAGTCGCATGGAGAGCGTACCCATCCGCTCCGGTTTGTGTTTCCACGGCATAAACCATTTTATTAGCGTTAGCATCGTAAACAGTTTTACAGGCCCTTAATATATAATCGGACCACTCTGCCCTTGTACCAAAAGTTAAAGTAGTACCAGAAGTTGAAACGGTGCGCGAGGTTAAAAAAACGTCAGCCCCTTGGTTAGACCTCCACGCAAACACAACTACTCCTTGTGTGGCATGGTAGTCACCAGAAACACCTTCTGAATTAAACGAAGAAAGGCCGGTTGTTACTGACCCAAAAGATATGCTAGTTCCTGATACTACGCCCGCAACCGCAGACAATCTGTAACTTTGGTCTGAATCTCTAAACGCAACAACTACTCTTTGAGCCGTTTTGTCGTACACTGCGGCAAAATCACTTCCAGAGTAGGAATGAAACGCTACGGCTGTCCCAAAACTAATGCTTGAGCCTGAAATAGTACCTACTCTTGCCGTAGGGTATGAACTATTATCGCGGTCTTTATAAACGACCACAATTTTTTCGTTATCGGTGTCGTAACAGGCGCTTGGAAACTCTGCGTTAGGGCTATATTCGGTTAAAGTTCCTACATCTTGAGGGTTCGCATTACCTGCAACAACACTAACAGTTCCATTAGAATTAAGCGCAACCGTAACTCCACTACCCAATGTGCCACTAGCCACGAACTCTGCACTTTTTGCTCCTGCTCCGGCAGGTAGTAACTCACTCAAATTGCTCATGTTGTGTAATCCAAGTTAATGCTAGTGGAGGACAGGGCTTTGCCTGCTAGTACGGTTTGTACGGATTGGCTTGTTGAGTATTGAAAAACCGAATTATTAGTGTTTCCAAGAATATAAAATTTATCGCCGTCAGCACTAAAAACCAAACTTGTTGGGGCTGTATCTTGTGCTTGTATAGAAAAGTTAATGTTAGCGTATGAGGCTGTTGAAAGGTCAAAAGCTGAAGACATGTTGTACTGATATATGCGGTCTTGAGTTTGCCCCACAACAAATATTCTATCTCCACTAGAACTAACGGCTATGCCTCTTGGCGAACTCTCTTGTGCCGTTACTGAAAGACTTTTAGAGGCATACGACGCGGTACTAATATCAAACCCTGTAGATAGTGAGTATTGATATACCGTGTCCGTTGAAAAACCCATAATAAACATAACGGTGCCGTCTGGACTAAAAGCCATGTCTCTGGGGTTGTCATCTTGGGAGCTTACCGTAAAAGAATCTACAAAAGTGGCTGTAGTCACATCAAATGCGGTAGCTAAAGTGTATTCACTAACAATAGCCGGGGTCGATCCACAAACAAACATTTTGGTTCCGCTAGGGTTAAAAGCTAGACCCAAAGGGGCAGTTTGTTGAGAGGTAAGTGAAAAACTTTTAGAGGCATATGCCGCGGTACTAATATCAAAAGCTGTGGTTAATGAGTATTGATATACTGTGTCAGTAAGATAACCACAAATATACATTTTTGTACCGTCAGAGCTGAAAGCTAGTCCTTCTGGGCCTGTTTCTTGGGAAGAAACTGAAAAACTTTTGTTTGAGTAAGCTGCGCTGGCTATATCGTAAAATATAAAAGGACCAAGCAATGTGCCGTCTGATTGAACGTAGTAATTCTGGTTAGGCGTGAGTCCTGTGACGTTGGTGGAGATACCGCCTTTGATTGTCACCGAGCCAGATGCAGTGTCCGAGATGGCAGCGTCTGTTATGCCTATGAAGTCGGTATTTGAAGCGCCTGCCGGTGATACATAAACAAGCCCACCACCCACTTCCGAGGAGGTTGTTCTACTTGCGCTTACAAACTGGTTAGTGTTTGTGTCATAGGTTAACCCGCTTTGATACACTTGACCTTGGTCGCTTGTAACGGCTCTCTCACCAGAGGCAGAAACACTTGTCCCAGAAACCGTTGCCGTAAATTGACGGATTTCGAACGGGG